CAGAAAACAATTACTTTTTAAGGAGCGAGTTTTATGAATCTTACTACCGTTTATGAGGACGATAATATTAAAGTTGAATTACCGCCTCAATTAGTAAAAATATTCAATGAAACTATTAATGAATTTTTTACCTTATCAAAAGATGATACTGAGATTATGCTTAAAAAGAGTACAGATTACGTAGAGGAAAGACATCCAAATCTATTGCGAGGAATTAAAGGAGCCGTAACCAGTTCTGATGTGCCGCGGCTCCATCGTCATAAGATATTTGAACTAAGTAATTATGGAACACTATTTGAAGATGCTGTTCTTTTACTTAGTGAATATTTTGATATGACAAAGGGGAAGGTAACTTCTTCTTGGAAATCACAAGTTGAGGAAATCATCTATAATCACTATCAACTCGCATATAATACTCCATGTATTCTTCATGTATTTGAAGAAAACTATAAAGAAGTATCAGGCTTCATGGCGGTTATTAAAAATGAATTAGCAATTTTTCATTACTTTAACCTTAATGAAGATGATATTTTTTATACTTTTCCTATGTAATTTCTACATATAATTGTTACTCTCTGTGAGTACAAACCAATTTTACAGTAATCCTTTTAAAGCACCAGTAATGGTTAATTAAAAGGAGGATTTAAAATGAGAAAAATCACTAACGTTATTTGTGGCATTATTTGCGGAGCACTTATATGTTGCTCAACAGTATCATGTAATCATAAGTAGGTCGGCAAGACAGAACACGCCGGCATAGTTACAACAACAAGTGCCACAGAGAGTACAACAAGTACATCAATAACAACAACCACAACCGCAATGACTTCGACAGGTGCGTAGTCATTAACTACATCCGCAAAAACAACAACAGCAAAACCAACTACAACCACATCATCAACATCTACTGAGACAATTTATGTTGCTTAGATAGAGGAAACGGAGGCTATCCAAGAAGTCCCTGTCAATGATGTAACAGAACAAAAGAACGAGGTTGTAACCATTAGTCCGACAGTTCAAACAACAACTACCACAATTGAAACTACCTTGCCGCCAGAAACCACAACTGTGGAATGTCAGGCAAGTTCAATTTCAATATCAAAAGATTTTGTTAAGACGTTTAATCGTTGTACATATTATGCTTATGGACACGGCGGCCTATGCGGCGGCTCTGGTAGAAGCTTAATTGACTGTTCTTATGGCAATGGAACAGTAAAGGGTTCTATAGCAAGTTCATATTTGTATAGCAATTATGGATACAATTATAATGGAAGTCGTACTATGGTATATCTTGAAGTTAGTCAGTATCCACAAATGACTGGATATTATTATTTGGACGACTGCTGTGCTTTCTACTTGAATGATACAATTGATTTCTATTATGATTATAATAGCAATTGCCCATTCCAGTATCAGGGTGTTATCTCAGCAGATTGTTATATTATAACTGAGAACTAATTTTAAGATAATCAAGTTTATTTGTGAAATAAACTTGTGTGAACGGAATTGAGTTGGCACCTCAATTGCTAACGATAAGAAGATAAACACAAGGATTACTGTAAAAAATTGAAAATTGGGAATGATTGGGGATGGCTTCTGCCGTCCCTTTTCTGTTTATATCTTGACTTTTTTAAAATTTTATGATATAATAAGAATATAAAATAAAGGAGGTCAAGCAGATGAAAACGATTATAAAAGGAAATGCTGAGTTGGTAAAAGACTATAAGTATTTTGAATGTAAGAAATGTGGTTGGGTTGGCAAGGCAGAGAAAGACAATATGAGTATCACAGCGATTAGCGTGAAGGAGATTGGGCAAGAGTAAAATGTCCAGTTTGTTTTAATTTGGCTTACGATGTTCAGGATGATGATAGACTATCACAGCTACAAAGTATTGAACATTCAAATAGGGGATTTATTTTATAATAGGAGGTATAAAATGGTAGATTTAAAGAAAACAAAAGAGGATTTAAAGAGAAAAGCAGAGGCAGGTAAAATTGAACTTTTATTTGTTATTTTAATTGTAATAGTGGCAATAGCTGCTGTGACTGGCCTTTTTCTTTTAAAATGGGCAATCGAATTATGGCTTTGGAAAACAGTCGTAATGGCTGTATTTACATCAGCTCCAGCACTTACATTCTGGCAAATGGCTGGTATTGATATAATTGCGAACTGTCTTTTTGGCGGCACTCATGTAGTTAAAACAGAGAGTAATAAGAAATGAAGACCTATATAATCGCAGATTTAAAGTTGTTCAATGATAAGCAGAGGGATAGTCTTGGCTATTCCTCTTTCTCTGCAATGAACAATGCAATAATTAAAGCATGGAATAGCGTTGTCAAGCCAGAAGATAATGTTATTGTAATGGGTGATGTGGGTGACGGCAATCTTGAAGAAATGAAAGAAGTTATTTCTAAACTCAATGGAGAGCTTACAGCTACATCTAAACACTTGAATGAGAAGTTTACAAAGGACGAGTGGAAGGAAATAGGATTTTCTCATTTCTGGGGCGTATCAATGTTTAATAAGATGCCCGATGGCAGAGAGATTCTTTATGTAATTAAACCCGTACTTGTTCCATCGGTTTATGAAAAGGATTATGCTCTATTAATAACTGATAGTGAGAATCCTTTTGAAGGAATGACAAAAGGAATTATGATGACTGCCGATGCGGCGAAGTGGTCATATTATCCCTTAGACACAGATGACCTTCTTAATACGTATGAAAGAATGAAAGAGTGGGAGACTATGGAAGATGGTACTGAAACTCACTCAGATATAAAGGAGGAAGGAGAAGAATAATGGAAAATCAGATGGAAGAAAACGTTATTTTTAAAATAGTTGTAAATGATGAAACGGATGAATCAATGACATATGCCAATTCAAAGCATATGGATACCAATCCTCACTTCACTATTGCTCCAAAAATGGAGATATGTACAAAAGAAGAGTTTGAGGCGTTTATAAAAAATTATCCAAACAAGCTTCATGAAGATTTCTTCATGGATGCTTATTCTTATAATGATTTTTCTTTGGCAGATTTTTGGCCTGATACAATGGTAGCAATGGTCTTTCCTGCTTGGGATAAAGATGATGAAGACGAATTTAAAATCGCAAAAAACATGGATGAAGTGTTTGCTTCAATGAAGGAGGGAAAATAATGAAAGTAGAACTTGTAGCTCATACCCCATACCCACTTTGTGTTTGTGCCGAGGCGGCAGCAGTATGTTATGATAGTAAACCTACTTTTAATATTATAAAAGGCTGCATCCGTTCAGGACATACATCAGTTCTTGAACACGCAACATTTACTTTCCGAATTGAAGGTATCTCTCGTAGTTGCTTTGATAGAGAGACAGAAGTATTAACAAATAATGGATGGAAACATTTTTGTGATGTTGAAAATACAGACTTGATTTTTACAATAAATCAGGATACTCAAAAAGCAGAATTTCAGCCCATCTTAAATCAGATTAAATATAAATATAATGGATTGATGCATTATTATAAATCTCAAAATATCGATTTGCTGGTAACACCAAATCATAACTTATATATGAAAAAATATGATGTAAGAGTTCCAGATAAATATCATCTATGTCCATCTGAGGACATAAAAGTGAAACGTTTTTATATGAAAAAGACTGTTAACTATGATATAGAAGTTGATGATTATTTTACTATTCCAGGATATAGTTATTATAGAAAAAATAAAAATGGAGAGTTATATGAAAAAACGCTTTCCGATTTAAGACTCCCAAGAGATAATTTTTATAAATTATTAGCTTGGTATTTGGCAGAGGGAAGTACATATTATAATCAAAAAGAAAATTCTTATACTATTTCTATTAGTCAATTAAAAACTCAAAATATCGACCATATTATGGAAATAGTATCTAATTGTGGATTACGACCTTATTATGATGGAAAATCTATACGTTTTAAAAATATGGTTTTAGGAAAATATTTTTCTTCTTTAGGACTATCTTTAAACAAAAAAATTCCTTTTGATATTTTTACTAATTTTAATAAAAAACTATCAAAGATTTTTATAGATGAATATATATTAGGAGATGGGACAATTCAAAAAGATAAAAGTGGAAAAATTTTTACTATTTCAAAAGAATTATCTGAACAAATTTATAATTTATGTTTTATTGCTGGATATACTGCTACTAATCATATTGATAATAGAGCAGGACAAAGTCATACATGGAATGGTCGAGAAATAAAACATAATTATCCTTGTTATATAATTAATATTTCTATGACTGGAAAAAGAAATCATGAAATTGTGGTCAAAAAAGATTCTCACTTTTCAGAGATTCCTTTTAACGATTATGTCTATTGTATAGAGGTTCCTAATCATACTCTTTTTGTAAGAAGAAATGGAATTGCTTGTTGGTGTGGAAATTGTAGTCATCAGATTGTACGTCATCGTATAGCTTCATATTCACAGCAAAGCCAGCGCTATGTTAAGTATGATGAACTTGACTGGGCTGTAGATGGACTTCCTGCAGATGCAGTTGGGCCAGTAATAGAAGCTTCTGCTGATGCTCTTATTGCTTATAAGGAAATGCTCGACGACGGCATTAAGGCTGAAAATGCAAGGAGAGCTCTTCCAAATGCAACACCTACAATTATCTATGTTACAATGAATATAAGAAGTCTTATGAACTTTTTCAATTAACGTCTTTGTGCAAGAGCAGAAACAGAAATTCGTAAAGTGGCTATGGCAATGAAAGATGCCATTATGAAAGATACTCTTCAGATAATGGATGAGGAAAAAGAAATTCTTAAAACAATTTTTGTTCCTAAGTGTGAAAGAACTAAGCCCGCTATTTGTCTAGAATCTAAAGACCGTTGCGGCAAGTATGCAACTCTTAAAGAGTTACTTGACAAAGCTTATGAAGAAGGCAGGGCATATGAAAGAAAACAGGAGGAAAAGGAATGATATTACAGATAGCATTAGCTTTCTGTATACTTTGCATTATCATTTTATCTATTCTGTTAATTAAAGATAATAAACCTTCTGACTTTATTGATGATTTTGAGAAAGCTAAAACTGAGGCTTGCAAGATAATCAATAAAAGTCGGGAGGACTTAATTGAACAAGAGAAGAAAGCTATACAGGAAGAACTTAAAGAAGCTAAGATACGTGCAGAAGAGCAAAAAGAAAAGCTACAAGAATCTCTTGATGTATTATATGCGGATGTCCAGGCGGCGAACGAGAGAAAAGAAATTCAGCTTCAGAATATAACAGAAGAATTAGCTTCAAAATTAAAAGCTGAAACTGACCGCAATGCGACTGAATTAATGTCAGTTGTTGAATACTACAATCAACAGAGAATTAATGTTGAGAATGAGTTCAATGACTTCGCCGCAGAAATGAGAGAAAAGCACACTGAGATTGAAAAGGAAATTAAGTTTGCTGAGGATAAGCAAAAAGAAATTATTGAGGAGTATAAGAGAGCAGAAGAAATTAAACAAAACAAAAACTTCTATCGAATCGTTCTAAGTGGAAGTGCAATTGAAGACGTAAAGAAACTCCGCAAAGTTGCTGATGAACTTCATGACCCAACAGTTCTCTATAAGCTTATTTATAAGACTTACTATGAAACTCCGTTCAATGAAATGGTTGGAAGAGTAGTTACAGGTCGTGGCAATACTGGTATCTATAAAATAACTAATCTTGAAAATGGTAAAGTCTACATTGGACAGACTAAACAAGCTTTCAAGGAACGTTGGCGTACTCACTTAAAGCGAGGAGTTAAAGCAGAACCAGGTACTCAGAATAAGCTATACGCCGCCATGTGGCAAGAAGGTGCAGAGAACTTTACTTTCGAGGTTCTTGCTGAATGTGATACGGCTGATTTGAATAAGAAGGAGAAAGAATATATTAGTTTCTTCCATGCAAATACATGGGGATATAATAGCACATCTGGTAATTCATAAGAAAGGAGTTAAAATGAAAAAGATTGAATATGAATATATAACAACTTATCATGGAAAACCAGTATTTTGTTTCCCGCCAAATTGGATAATTGGGGCAGATTGGGGAGCGCTCAGTGCAGAAACGTGTTATTCAGAATGTTTAGCAAAACAGAAATATGGGGAAGAGATTATAATCTACACAACCTTTGATGTTTATTCGGACTTATTGCAGGTTCTTATAACTAAATAAATGAGCCAAATCCAGTTTACAATTGCTTTATTGAATTAAATTCACACTCAACATTTCCATCACATGAAGCATTTGATTGGATAGTTGACCAATGGAAGAAAGAGGAGTTTGAATTACTCAGGCCCAAGAAGCCACCATTGGGAAAGCTGCGCCCAGTTCCAACTTGTCCGAAGTGCGGCGGTGCAGTTGATTTAGAAACTTTAACTTGTAAGTTTTGCAATCAAGAATTTTATTTTGAGGAATAATTATGACTAAATTTTTCATTTCACAATCAATGAGGGGTCTATTACAAGAATAGATTAAGGAGCGTCGTGAGTTTCTTACTGATTTAATTGGAGATAACTTTAATGGAGCTATCGTTCTCGACTCTTTCTTAGAAGGAGCAAAAGACGTTGACCCATTGGTTTGTCTCGGTCATGCCATCACTATTATGTCAAAAGCAGACGCAGTTGTATTTGATACTGGTTGGTATGAGGCACGTGGCTGTAAAATTGAATATGAAGTTGCAAAGGCATATGGTAAGTAGATTTATTTTGTTATTGATGATGAAGGTCCCGCTTTCCTTGCGCCAGAAAAGTAATATTAGCACTCCCTTTTATAGGGGGTGCTTTCTTTTTATTATATAGGGAAAATAAGCCAAAATCTCAGAAAAATTTCAGTCAAACTTTTTTCCCCATAACTGAAAGTTTAGACCTTTATTACAGTTTTTCCACCTTATAATAAGAGAAGTAATTCTCCGATTGACGGCTTAAGACTCAATCTATTTTTGCAAAAATGAGGTGAATAATATGAGTACTTACAAGAGAACTGGTCTCGATGGAGTAGACTATGCTTTCCCAAGCAAGCCTATACTTCCTCCACCACCACCACCTAAGCCAGTACCTCCATGTCCTCCTCCTCCTCCACCATACGATTGGGGTGGCTTCCCATACTATCCTCCATATCCAGAAATGGATGCAGAGCCGGTGCCAACACCTCCAATCCCTGGAAGATTTGGACCTATCCCGCCTGTTCCACCACGTCCATTCCCACCAGTACCTCCATGTCCTCCATGTCCTCCATATCCACCACCAAAGCCTGAGAAGGTTGACGAGTGTTCTAAGAAACTTGCTAAGCTTTCAGCTAAGGCTAAGGTATTGGTACAGATGATTAAGGACTTTGAGAAGAAGAATAAGCCTGCTATTTTGACAATCGGTCCTAATAGCTATCAGTTTGGTACTGAAATGATTACTGATTTTGACGGCGAGCCAGCAAAGGGTATGTATGCTTCACTTATTAGTGGAGAACCTATTCCTGAATTCGACGCTAGTGAAATTGTAATTGATGAGTCTGGTACAAGGGTAAGTGTTAAGAATCCTGTTGACCTTCTTCAGACAGAGCTTGCAAGAGTACGTAAAGAAATAACACTTGTTGCAGCTAAGCTCAATGATGAGGTATCAGAAGAGGAACACGCTTCAGAAGCACTTGTTCCTGGAACAGACGAAAATCACTAATTTAACTTATTGAGGGACTATTATTAGTCCCTCTTTTTGTTTACCTCTTGACTTTTTCTAAATTTTTTGTTATAATATTAATGTAATAAAGTTAAGGAGGAAATAATAAATGAGAAATAAGTTAAATATCGTTGGTGAAAAGGACGCAATGGGATTCTGCATTGCAGCATCAAAGTGTAAGGGTGATGTAATGTTAACTGATGAGCATCGTAGACAGTGCGTAAGTGGTAAGTCTATCATGGGCTGTATGCTTGCTATAACCGAGTGGAAGGAAATTTGGGTCGAGACAGAGAACGACTGCTATTCAACTCTTGAAGAGTGGATAGAGGTCGCAGCTGATGACGGCGCATTTGTTCATGAATGATTACAGCTCTTGTGCTGATGGTCATAATTTTCGCAAAATTTTTCGGATATTTTCGAAAGAGGTGAGAAAAAATTATGAGAAAAAATAAGGTAACGCTCTTCAGAGTGGTCAACAGTTACAAACCTTGCTGGAAGGAGACTCCTGGCGTTAACTCAGAAGAGTTCTATAAGAAGTGGGGTTTTCACTACGAGGACATTTGGAATCTCGACGCTGAGTCGGCATACTATCTTGCTGTAAGACTTACACTTTATCGTGATTCTCAGAGTGGACTTCCAACACAAATTCTTTTCCATTACGGAGCGGACTGGGAAAATAGAACAGATGAGCAAGAAAGAAAAGCCAGTAAAGCTTGGCGTTCAATTCTTAATAAGATGATATTAGGGTTCTATCTTTACTCATGTGTATTTGACCCTGATGATAAACAAAAGAAAATAATTGACAAAGCGTATAAACTTTTTGCCGAATGGCATGAGTCGCTTTGGGACTAAAGGAGGAAATTAAAATGGGTAACGAAAGAGAAATGTATCCAAAGGCAAATTTCAGAATGAAGATTGTTTCACTCGAAAAGACAGAAGATAATAACTATAAGGTTGTTGACTCCAAATGGGTGAAGAGCAGCGGCAGGAAGTTTATGGAATCTGTAAAGGAAGATAGGGCTAACGGCATGGACAGAACTATTGAAATTGTAAGTGCTGAGCCTGAGAAGTTTAAGGTTAATCAGATTTATATGCTCAGAAATCATAAGGTTGTTTGGATTTACAAGGAGGTTTAATATGTTTGACATTGAAAACTTCCCAAGAGCAGAAGAAGTTAATTCAGAAAATTTAGCTTCGGCGATTTTTGAGAATGAAATTAATACTATCTTTTGGGCTATTACTGAAGCAATAAGAAAAGATAGAAAAGAAGTTACTGTGGATATCCGTTGCGGCGCAACTATAGATTTTTTAAAAGAAAAGGGCTATAACGTCGATATTGAAGACTACTCTAAATGGAAAGGTAACACAAGAAGTTATTTCTATAAAGTTAAAATAACATGGTAAATCTCTGCCCTTCGGGGCAGAATTTTCTTTTTATAAAACTCTTTACTTTTTATAAAATTTAAGGTAAAATCATGCACGCCCACGCATAATTTAAATAGTATATAAAGTTATTTTATTTTACAGAAAGAAAATCTTTA